AAAGATCAGCCATTTGGATTCTCAAATTTTTCTAGGTATCTAACGGCTTTCATAACACCTTCAAGTGTATCTCCAAGAGATCCAATAGACTTATTACAATCATCACATATCCATCCTCTAAACTTATTTGTTATAGGATCATGATCTAAAACAAGTGAAAGTTCTCTTTTTGACATGTTTCTATCTAGCCCTTTATTCGGTTTTTTACCACAACATTCGCAAAACTTTGTCATTGGTGGAGCAGTCTTACGAATTTCATTCACAATAAGAGATCTTTTTTTGATACAAGATTTACATCTTGTATCGAGTCCATCAACTTTTTGTGAATGTTTTGGAAATTCATTTACTGGTTTTTCTTCTTTACAGTAAATACAAACCTTTTTCTTAAAATTAGTTTCAATACCAAGCAATTCACATAGGTCAGCCACGGGGATACTTCATTAGTTCTTTGATACTCTTCTCGAAAACTTCAGAGAGAATAGCACGATTTACTTCATATGCTGCACCGCGAGCAAAGTCATCTGGAAATAAGTCAGTTTTGATGTCATAGGTCTTTCCATTGACCTTGAACAAAAAGCGATAGTGCTTCTTCTGTATGCTGTAGTCTTCCCATGTATCAACACGAACAACCTCAACTTCGTTGTAGGCACCAAACTTATTGATAGTTGCAGATGCAACTTCTTCTTCTGCGGCACTCTTTAGTTCACCATAGAGTCGAGCGGAATCCGCAGCGTCATTTGGTTGCTGATTGATGTTTACATCTACATATGTTCTCATTACGCTACCTCACAATCTACCATAAGTTCTACAAGGAATGCCAGAAGGTTTACTTCCTGATCCGCACAGAACGCTGCCTGATACTGATACTTGGCAAGTAATACGACGGCTGCTGGAATGCTGTCCTTCTTTAGAACTTCATAGACATTATCATATATCTGACGATAAACTACGCTTACATCGTTATCTGAGTTTGTGGCTACCCACTTACGGACTTCGGAGAAATTCTTGTCCTTGATAGACTTCATCAATTCTGAAATACGTGGGTTGCTATCTGATGCCAGAATGCCTGTATCTATAGTTCCAGAATTTGAATATCTCTGTAGTTCATTGAGAAGACGACGATAATCTGGAAAGAACTTCTTGATCAATTCTACGATCACTTTCTGATCATATGTAATCTTTTCGCCCTTTAGGATATTCTCGACACGCCCCATGAATGCCATTGCCATCTTTGCCTTCTCACCGTTGATCAACTTGAAGTCGATTACAGTACAACGAGAGTGCAACGGTTCAATGATGCGATTCTTGTAGTTACAGGTAAATACGAACGAACAGTTACCGGAGAATTCTTCGATAACTCCACGAAACGCTGGCTGTGTTGAGTTTGGATTTAGATAGTCAGCCTCATCGATGATAATAACCTTTCTACCGCCCATCAGTGAAACTGATGACGCGAATCCCTTGATCTTTACGCGAAGTGTGTCGATACCAGATTCATCTGATCCGTTGATCATGATGTAATCTGCACCAATTTCTTCACACAATGCTCTTGCTACTGTGGTCTTACCGGAACCGGCACCACCAGCAAGAATCATATTTGGAATCTCTTGGCGGTTTACCATTTCCTGAAAAGGCTTCTTTAATCTATCTGGAAGAATACAAGCTTCAATCGTGCGTGGACGATAACGTTCCACCCACAACATGTGTTCATCATTAATCATTATATATCCTCAGTCGATCAACTTACAGTATACTTGCTATTAGTTGTTGTCCACTGTTGCTTCCATTCCCAATTATCTTGGACATATCTAGAATAATCTTCTGTGTTCAAAGAAACATAATCATCTACCGAGTGATTCAACATTTCAATTGCACGTTGATAATCAACAGTGTGATTTACTGGCACTTGTTCATGAACATAGACACTTACTCTCTTGCCTTCTTTGATCCACCTGAAATTCTTCTTCAATGTTTGAAGAACAAGATCTTGATATCCAATCCAAGCCTTTTCATAGATTTCTTCGTGTTTTACCATGTTCTCTTTAATTAGATCAATGAGAACACTCTTTACCATTTTAGTTTGCATAATTACTTCTTCTCTGGAAATACGGTTTCGTATGTCTCTTCAAACTCTTCGTGTTCTGCGCGGACTTCATCAAGATTACGCTTGTGAAATGCCTTTGCAAGCTTACGGGCAAGCTTTGGTGGTAGTTCGAATTGATCCTTTAGATCAGTCAGAATTTCCTTTACTAGATCCTTCTCGCCTTGCTGGCGAGTCATCGAATTTGAAATTTCGGTGAACTTGTTCTTGATAGTTAAGAGTTGTGCGTCTGTGAATTTAGCCATGTTTATCTCACTTGTTGAATGTAGAAGAGTCTTGTTCGATAGCAATCCAATAAGTCAGATTCCTATCTGAATTATAGAACTTACATGCACCCTGTGATGAAACTTCAACTTTATAGGCACCCTGAAGAATCTTCAGGTTTTCGATCTTGAGAACTGCTTGGAAAGCAATATCTGATGTACCTTCTACCTTGACATTTGCATCATTGACGATTTCACCCTTAACATCCATTGCCCAAATGTTGATATCGCCGTCCTTTCCACCTTCACTCTTGATAACGACGTTGGGGCACTTTAGAATCGACGCAGTGTTGAAAATCCACTGGAGAACTTCTTGTGAGAGATTGAATTCAACATCATAATCTGTAATGCTGATATTCTTGTTTGGTGGAGTTAGAATCAGTGTTGCTGGTGTATATCGGATTCGGATACTACCAACTGAACTGAAAACAAGGAAATCCTTTTCAAATTCTACCTCTGGTGAATTCTTGTTCTGCGAAATAACACCAAGAAGAGTGTTCAAGTCATAGATTCCAAATTCGGTTGGAAAGACTTCATCGACACTAGCTTCGGCAAGAATTGCTTTATTCGAAGACATAGTTCTAAGAAGCTTTCCGGGCTTCACAACGATACCTTGATTGATCGATGCAAAATTCTTGAGAACGTTTAGTGTATTATCAGACAATTTCATAATTTACTCCATATCGAAACATAACATATAGTATACAGCAAAATCACTGTAATATCAAATCAAAGTCAATAGGACTTCTTCCAAATCCTTAAGAGATCCATCGTTTGTAATAATTGCGTCTAGATTACAGCCAATCCATGCCCATTCTGAATAGTGGACTTCTGGAAAGCGAATCAATTTTTGAATATTAGAACCGCTTACGTTTGAGCGGTAGGCATCGTTATACCAGACAGGTTCGACGCCTCTGCGAATACGAAATACTTTTCCACCTAGACGATGAATCATATCGATTTCGTTAGGAAAACGAGTATCTGTAATAACGTAATTTTTATTTGGATCTAGAAGACGTTTCTCCATCGAAAGAACCCAAATATCTTCATGGAATACATTGCGTCCTGCTTCTGTTCCCATCAATTGCAATGCATGTCTTGGAGTGAACGGTCTTCCAAGTCGTTGTTGCCACCAAAGATCTGGTTGCTCTCTCCATGCACGGGACTCTGGAGTGTCACCTTCCAGCATCGCACGGTCCCATCCGAAGATGGGAGCCAATGCGTCTTTTACTGCGCTGGCAAAGCTTTCTTTTTGAAAGCCTCGTTGTACCAGAATATCACCACAGGCACCCTTGCCCGCTCCAATCATTCCAACTAAACCGACTAGCATAACTTTACCTTATAGTTCTCCGACTAATCCTGCGACGGCAGCAAGATCACCAGTAAATGGATATGTGCCGATATGATGGGTTTTCATCCACGGACACAACCAAATTTGTCCTCCCATATTTCTCCACCACTGACAGAACATATAGTCTTCTGAAAGATAGCGATCACTCTTACCATGATCAATTACTGTATCGAAGTATGCGTGAATATAACGGGATCCATCGAAGTTAGCTTGACCCACATGATCTGGTTTGTATCGTAGTTGTGGATATGCGGCTTCGAACTTACCGAATACTTCACGCTTAATCATCATGAATCCAGTACCGAGTTCTAGAACTTCTAGTGGTTCTCCGACATTGAACTGTCCTGTTCCGGCAACAGCATTGAACACATAGTCACCAGTAACTTTTTCAAGATCTCCTGCTGGAAGATTTGGATTGTTTCTTGCTGCCTTAGCAACTGCTCCCCACTTGATAGACTTCTTAGGATATGGTCCACCGACAACATCCTTATCCATTGCAAGCATTGCAACGACATCGCGAGGATCGTAGTGAATGTCTGCATCGATAAACAAGAAGTGTGTAAAATCTGTTCTTAAAAATTCGTCAACAAGATAATTTCTTGCTCTTGTAATAAGAGACTCATTAAAGATAAATGAGAATCTTACTTCAACTCCATATTGCATGAAGATTGCCTGTAAGTCTAAACAGGATTTCATATACATTCCGTGTGCCATTCCACCGTACATGGGTGTGGCTACGAATAGTTTATTCTTTCTTAACTTTTCTGCGCTAATTTCTAGTTGCATGTTTTAATAATCCTCAATCAGTCGTTGGTAATATGAATTCATAGAAAGGCTATGATACATTATATAGCAAACTCACCAGAATAGCAAATTTTTATCACAAAAACAAAGGGGTCTTCAATGAAGACCCCTATGAACCTTTAAGGTTTTGAGAATCACCTATTAGGCAGCGCGGCTGTAAAGTGCCTTAATAGCAAGACTCTTGCGACCGGCACGCATGTTACGGGTGTAACGCTTGCTTGGTGTGCCAAGACGATAGAACTTGATTCTGCGACCATCAGCAAGTGTCTTGCTATTGGTGTAGATTACATGACCTTCTGCGCGAAGGTCTGCAATATGTGCAGATGGATTCTTAATGCCGAAACGCGCTCTTGCCTGACGGACAGTAAGTGTGTTATAGGCACTCTTGCTCTTTAGGAAAGCGAGCAACTTCTGATTTGAACTAGTGGACATATTTCATAAACCTCAATTATAATAAAAAGAAAACAGCCGTCAGAATTAACTAACGGCTGTCTTATATTATACACAGTTTATGTGTAATTGTCAACTCTTAGAAAGGAGCCTTCGAATCGTTTTCCGCGTCATTCTTAAGAGTTACCATGTGCTGCTCAAGTTCTGTAAGAGCAAGGCGAGCATACATTGGATCAATGTTGACACTTGAAACAACCTTCATGCGACCATAAGCAAATAGATTCATAGTTCCGCTGGCAGTGTTTGGAGTGATCGAAACTGTGGTGTTATGAACCATTCCTAGCGAAGATGCAATTGCAATAAACTGCGAGGAACATTCCGGTGCTGCCATTGCAATGCTTTCTGCATTCTTCACATTAGCGGCAGGAGTGGCAGTTCCATCTACTGGATTCACAGAAGCATCGATCTTACTATAAAGATCCATGAATGCATTCTTGGTTTCCGCATCGAAACGGTTGAGTGCAAGCTTAATAGCCTTCGCACGATCCTGAAAGATTGCGAATGCCTTCACGATGTGAGTAAGACGGCGAGTAGTGATGATTTCATCAATCGCGCCCTCGGCAAAAGTCTTGCGCGAGATTTCCGCGAAAGTGCAAAGCTTGGTCGCAAAGTCATCATCCTTGAAACCGTAGAGTTCCATATTCTTGACGACAATCTTCTTTTCAACCTTGGAATCAGGATACTACTGT